AATTTGTTAAACGCTTCCTTAGAGAAAGGCTCGTCGTCAAAGCTCCAGCCGTTTACGACTTCTGCCGCAAGTTGCCGGTTGAGGTCTTCCGCCAGTTCGTTAACCGCCAGGTTATATTCAGTATAGTCACCAGATTCTTTGGCGGCTTTTTCCAGTTCTTCAAAACGCGCCAACCCGCGACGGTACGCAATAATGAAAGCACGCCCCGCTTTAACGGCGACATCCGCATCGGGACTTACAACGTTAAGCCACTCACCGGAGTCTTCGCCGTTTGGCAGCAGAATAGGCATCTTCTTGCCTACCAGTGCTTTCTCTTCGAAATAAAAATCAGAAAGTTTCATTCTTTAATCCTTTGGTTAAGAGGTTACAGGTTAATGGTAAATGCGCCAGACGGGAACCACCCGCTTTTCGTGTGCGACACTAGGCGCAAAATTATTCTATCACATTACTTGCACACCCCAATATAATAGGGTACTATTCACTTACACCAACAATGAAGGGGGTTTAAAATGTCCAGTTTACCAGTTTCCTTAATTCTGTTTGCACTGCTCGCTTATTTCGCGCCTTTCCTGGTCGCGTACTTCCGTAACCATAAAGCGAAGTTAGCGATATTCATGGCTAATCTGTTTCTTGGTTGGATTCTGCTGCCGTGGGTCTTTATTTTAATCTGGGCGTGCAACTCGAATGTCAAAGAGAAGTGAGCTAGTATAGGACAAATCCTAAACACGAGGAAGTAAGCATGGCCCAGAAGAAAATAACCGACGAGCAGTTACAGGAAGAATTGAACGCCGGAACAAAGATTATCGACATATCCCGTAAATACGGCATCTCAGACCGCGTTATTCGTATCCGTAAAGCGAAGCTGGCGAAGAAAGGCGTAGGTCATGGTCGTGATGTTAGTCACCTTGTGCCAGACGGCTACAAGATTAAAGGAACGTCATCACTGGTGGACGAGTTCGGCAACACTAAGCTGCAATGGGTTAAGACCGACACCGATGCGGAACGTCAGGTCGAGTTAATGAAGGCCATAATCGAGGGCATGAAGTCGGAGATTACCCCCGTTGCTCCTGTTAAAGCCGTTCGCGCCAAACGGGACGACAAGCTACTCAACCTTTACACTGTGTCTGATTTCCATCTCGGTATGCTGGCCTGGGCCGACGAGAGTGGCGACGACTGGGATATGAAGATTGCAGAAGACCTGTTCTCCCGTTGGTTCGATGCGGCATTCCAGAAAGCACCGGATGCGGGGACTGGGGTTATTAACCTGCTGGGCGACTTCGCGCACTTCGATAGTCTGGTTGCCGTTACACCTGCAAGCGGTCACGCCCTTGACGCTGACACCCGTTACCAGAAACTTGTCCGCTACATGATTCGCATGCTCCGCCGTGTTGTCGATATGGCGCTGGTTAAGCATAAAAATGTTCGCTTGCTTATCGTGCAAGGGAATCACGACGAAAGTGGCATGATTTGGTTGGCTGAGATGTTCAGTACGCTGTATGACAATGAGCCGCGTGTGTTCGTCGATACGTCACCGGATGTTTACAAGATGGTGCAACACGGCAAAACGACGCTGTTCTTCCATCACGGGCATAAAGCACGATTCGACGCTATTGAACCTGTTATGATTGCCAAGTTCCGTAAAGCGTTCGGCGAGAGTGTTTACAGCTACGCCCACGTAGGCCATCTGCACCACCAGAAGATTGTAGAAAGCCGTAACATGATTGTTGAGCAACACCGCACCTTAGCGGCTAAAGACGCCTACGCCTCTCGCGGCGGATGGATGTCAGGCCGTAGTGCGAATGTAATTACTTATAGCGCCGAATATGGCGAGGTAGCACGTTTAACTATTTCACCGGAGATGCTTGGATGACTTCAAAATACAACCGCACAATGACAAACACTCACGGCAGCACTATGGCAGTAGACGTTTATGACGTGCTACGCGCTTTCGACATCCGCGACCCTGCGTTGCAACACGCATTGAAGAAGCTACTGTGCATGGGCCTTCGCGGGCACAAAGACACCGGAACCGACTTAGCGGAAGCAATTGAAAGTCTGGAGAAGTTACGGGAGTACCGGAGTAATATTGATGAGTGAGAAAAAGGCCCCTTTCGGGGCCTTAGTTTTATCGTTGCGACTTAATTACAGAAACGACTCTTGGATATATCCTCCCGTCTACGGAATCCATAAGCGGCTTAAGTTCTTCTGCTATTTCCAATTTCCGCAACGTTCTGGCCTTGATGGCTTCGTCCAAGTCAATAAAATCGCCTAAGTTTTCTCGCACCCCGGTTATGGGGTTATTAACACGGCATCGTATCTTGCCGTTTGTTCTTCTATAAGTAAGGCCTATTGGTAGGTTTCCTCTGGCCGCTGCGCTGTCGGTCAGGAAGTTGTTTAAAACTCTTGGGACGAAGATGCACGTCTCTGGCGAGTATTCTTTGGCGTCTGTAAGCAAATCCTTGTCTACATGCCAACCATCTACGTAATTATCTTTATACCATTTAAAGTAGTTGGAGAAATACAGCCAGTCTTCGCATACTACCACACCCGCGTATGTTGGGTGCTTAGTGGCCCCGTGGTAGCACCTGAATATCATCGCATACCAAATATCGTACACTGGGTGGTTAACAGACTTTTTGCCGTTGAAAATACTAGTGGTAAAATCAGCGTCGTTGATGCCGACGCCACAGATTGTTTTACGGCATGATACCGCCCGTTTTGATGCAGGTATCTTTTCAAATTCTTCATACAGAAACATTATTCACCTCGTCAGGCTCGTGTATTTATCAGATAAAGGAAAGAGAGGGCACGACCCCTCTCTTTTTCGCCCGCTAAAGCTATCCTTTACACTTCTTATACCACAAGTTATGCGTAACTAATACGTTGAATTACGATAGACGACTGATATTGGTTGCCCGTGGACTGCCCTTCTATACTTTGGGTAATTGATTCCGGGCCAGATATTTCTGGTGTAACCGCCGTAAGCTCGGCACGTTTCAGGCTGAAAGACATAGCCCCGTTTACCCCCGCCAGAATAGAGTTAATCTCCACCTGCTGCTCGTTGATAAACTTCTGAATCATAGCCATGTCGTACAGCTTGCCGGAGATGGAGAATGTGTTAGCTGCGCGGCCACGTTCCACGAACGCCACGCTACTGTTGCCGAGTTCGAACTGCGCGGAAGCACCGTTGTCGTTGGTGATGGTCAGAGTATCGCAACGTAACGGCGTAGAACCGTCGAACACGGACACATCTACGGATGAGAACGGCTCGTCAGTGAATGTGACCTGAGAGAAGTCGGAACCCGCTGGCGGGCCGGAAAGAATCTCCTGACTCAGACCGATGAACGGGAAGCTGCCAGTTACCATCGCGTTTACGGCCTGCTCGATGGTGAAACCGGAGATTTCTACTCCTTTGGTCAACATGTACGCGTCGGGGTTCCCGCACTGTCCTTTGAACCATGTCAGGATGGAGAACGTCTTACATGCGTTACCGGTTTCCAATTTATCGCCTGTTTTAGCGTCGGTGGTTACAGTCTCTGCTGTCAGCGTGTGCTGGATACCCGCACCCGTAACTACAAGAGCAGAAACCTCAGTCACGATAAACGGTTTTGCGTTGTCGCCGGTTAAGTCGGTGAACGCAATCAGGTCGCCAACTTCTACACCGTCAGTAATGAAGCTACCGGCAGCGCGGGTGAATGTTTTACCTGCTGGAGCGACCGTAATTTCAGCACCCGTAATCTCTACCCCATCCTGCCACGTAGAAGTCATAGCACCCGCAAGGAAATCATCCTGGCTACGTGAGCTAAGTTCGATGGCGTACTCCCCGCTGACCTGTTTGTTACCGGTGCGGATGGATGTGGTTTCTCTGCTGCCGTCGAGTTCGTTGGAAGTCAGCGCATCACGGGTTACCGCGGGAACACCGCCCGTATTGCGCAACGGCGACCATACCGGGTTACTTGGTGTTACGCCCGGGGTAACTTCCGCCACATAGAATTGCGCGGTATTCGCGCCCTTAAAAGGAGTTGTAGCCATATTCACAGCCTCTTGGTGAATGCAATAAAGTTAATTGACAATGGTCTTTTGGCCCATCCGTTTTCTACAATCAGCGGCCCCAGGCTAACCGATTGAACCTCGGCGCAGATGTCGTTACGTGAAAATGACTTACCTGCTTTAAACGCCGTGTTAAGTAAGTCTGCCATTTTATTGACTGGCGCGCTACCTTTCACCGATGCGTAGTTAATGTCTACCTGATAGATGCCAGAGCGTTGTTCCGTGAAGAACAAATCCGCCTGTTCCGTATCAGCGAGTAGCATGTAACTCGCCAGATACGGCGTATCTGTTGACGTCGGCGCGTCGATGTTTTCAAGCACAACCTTGATGCCGTTGGCGGTTCCGAATGTTACCAGCGGCACGTCAAACGCTTTTGTTAAGTCCTCAAAGTAGCCCATCATAGACCCCACATTTAGCTTCTTCCGAGGTAAGACGGCGGTCATAAGCTACCACAGCGCGCGCCTTCGTAGCCTGGGTCCGGGACTTTCCAAAATTAAGATGAAGCATGACGAAATCGTACCTACTTCCGGCTAGCCAATGGCATGCTCGTATGTAATATTGACGACGTGACTTATCCATCATTTCACCTTGTTGGCTTCTTCGTTAATGAGTTGCTGGAAGCGGGACACGTTAGTCCTGACAACACCGGCGGGGGCCTGTTGCGACCAGCCATACTCCAGCCGTTGTGCATACGGCAGATTATTTGTCAGCGTGAACTCGTGCCAGTCTGTAGCTTTCAGAACGAAACTCGTAGCGTTTCCGATAGCTATGTTTCCTGATTTATCCGTAGCGCCCGTAATCCCGGAAGCAGGAGTACCACTAGACGCCATCCAGTTCATACGAAAGCGACCAGTATCTACAGGGCTCGCCTTTATGATAGCGGAAAACAGTTTGATAGACACCTGACGCATCACCTTCTCAGGGTTCTTTTTCGCCTTTTCTACGAACTTAGAGACATCAAGCGCGAAACTCATTTTCTCACCTGAATAAAATACGCCACAACATCATCGTTAACCATCTTCTTCTCAATGGCTACGACAGACCATTGCTCGCCGCCGAATTGTACCTTGTCTTCCATCTTCAGAACGACACTGCAATCCGCTTTAACAATCATGTCACCGGCCTGAATCGTCGTACCGTTTACCAGTCCTGCGTTTACCGGAACAGGAACAGCTTTCAACGGCAACACTTCATCCGCAGACCAGACGTACTCACCGAGGGCTTCATCCCACACTTTCGAGCCAGCGCGAATCAGAGATACCGTGCTACCGAATTTGGTTAGCAGGCGTGTACCAACGCCTTGCATACGTTTACTGAAAGCGGTGCTCATCACGCGGCCTCCAGTCTCGAAATAACCAGTAATGCGGAAGGCGCAGTGCCCCATGCAGTTACGGTAGCCGCTTGCGGGTATACGCCTCCGAAGTTGCTTCCGGCGCTATCGCGCATAATCTGAACGGCGAACGTCTGGCCTGCTGTCGGGTTAATAACGACGCGAGACTCAATTGGGATTGTAATATCGGCGCTTACCAGTTTAGTAGCTGCGGGTGACCCGTACTGAGAACCGTTAAGAAGAATGCGCGATAAAAGGATTGATGTACCACTAGCACCCGTGCGCCCTGCCTGTAACTTGATGCGAACGGCGTAGTTACCCGCAGTGTTGAACGTAACAAGCCCTGCGGCATTAATCATTACCGGGTCAGATGCGCTTCCCTGAGCAGAGCCGAAAGTTAATTGCAATGCCGTATCTACTGCGGAAGGCGCTTGTGTTACGGTCGACGCGGCACGGAGAACTTCAACCTCTTTAACGCCCGGAGTAGCGTAAATAGGAGAGTCTGCCATCTGCGTCATTACCTCGCGCAATGCGGCTGGGGTAATAAGTCCGGTGGTGTTATCGGGGAGGTTCGCACCGATAAGAGTAAACATCTCTGTTTTAGTCTTCGCCATTTTTAGCCCCGGTACACGTTAAACGAGAAGCCATTGTTAAGACCGCCACACAGTAACGGGCGTAAGGCGTCGTCAGCAGCGGTAATCGCGGTTGTAGCTCCACTGCTGCCGTTGTTGAAGTACGTCACAGTCACCGCCCCCTCAACACGCTCGGTCTGCACGGAACGACCGTCCGAGTTGGCCCGCACTTCTGTACCCGCACCATATGTAGCAGCGGCGATTACCTGCGCGAGAATTACCTGTTTCGGAATGACATTGTTAGCTACTGGGAAACCATTCAACGTTACCCCAGTGCGAGGGTAGGCAAGAGACTGTTCGGCGGATACGCGGCGGCCGCACATCTGCGGTTCTGCAAGCCCGACATAAGTAGCGCCGTTGCGCAAGGCTACTTCAGCCGCGGTATCGTCTTCCGGTAGATCAAGGCCATAATTAGCCGCTAACGTGCGGGCGTCAGCCAGACTAACGTAACTGTCAGCATTCGGGACGATTGCCCCCGTTTCCACGATTAGCGGCATAAATTATTCCTCTGACTTACGGCGACGACGCTTAGTACCACCGCCGTTGTTGTGCGCTTCTTCGTTGTCTGGTTGAGTAGCGACCAGTTCATCCGCTTCTACAACACCGCGGACAGGCATTACCTGGCCATCGACAATATCGACGTGGGTGTACTTTTCACGGATTACATAATTATCTGCCATGACCTTTCCTTATTACGGCCCCGAAGGGCCGTTGTATTAAGACACAGTTGCTACAGTGCTGCTGGAGATAATATTACCATACACATCGTGAACAACCACTTTATACGTGCCTGAATCTGCGGTAGTAGTGGACGCTTTAGCGTAGCTAGCCGCGGTAGCCCCCGCGATAGCGTTGTTATCCTTGTACCACTGGTAAGAATACGGTTCCAGACCACCAGTAACAACTACGGTCAGTGTCATAGTCTGCCCGGCGGTTACTGTCGTTGCGGCGTTCAGTGGGGTGGAAAAAGATGCTGGCGAGATGTTTGCCATATCGATTTCAACCTGACCATCGGCAGGAGAATCGTCAGAAACACCAGTAATACGACGTTTAATTACATCAACCATTTTTAAGCTCCTTTAGCTTACAGTTCCTGCGTTTTTAAGCGCGGTTAACAGATTCGCTACCGTAGTGCGCAGCGCGGTAACATCGGTTCGGAGTTTATTGTACTCCGCTACAAGCGCATCAAACTCTGCCTTAGTCGGGTCTGCGGCGGCCTGAACTCCGGCAGCGGCAGTAATGGCCGCGGGAGCAGCTACAGTAGCTGACTTTTTAACCCCACCAACTACGCTGGTAGTAGCAGGCGTCACTGGGATATCTAGGTCGCTAAAGTCAACGTTCTGAAGGCTGCGCGGTAAGCCTTTTCCGGTCTTAGCCATAATTTACCTCTTAGTAAATGAAAAGAGGGACCGAAGTCCCTCTCGATTATAGCTTAACCTTAAGCCCCGACACCAGTTACCAGGAAGGCAATCGGCACGTGCTTGCGGTCAACCACACGGTTCCAGTTGGAGGCGTTCGCCAGGTCCTGCCATGAAGCAGAGCGGGCGATAGTCTCAGTACCGTTACCGGTGATTACCGCGCTGGTGAAGCTGTAACCAAACGGATGCAGCAACCAGGTTTTACGGGTCCACAGGGTTTCAACTCCGCCGCCGTTGCCGCGAGACTCTTCACGCTCATAGGCCAGCGGATTGGTTGGGTTACCTTCACCGTAGCCGATAGCACCGTTGCCAAAGATGATGGAGATGAACTTACGGTCGCCACCTGTACCGACTACGGTCATGCTGTCGTCGACAATCACACGGTAGCCCTGGTAGGTGGCGAACATGGTGTTGTTGTCGGCGTCGCGGATGAAGTCGATAAGCTGCTGCTTACGGGCCTGCGCATAAACGAAGCTATGCATCGCGATAGCTCCCAACACTTCACCGCCGTTGCCCATCAGGGCATCACCCATAGTCTGAGTAGCGTCGATGAACGCACCTGAGTCGAAGCCCATAGTAGCGGACACGTCGATTACCATGTCATTCTGCTTGTGGTAGTCGTCGTCAGCGGTTACGTTGTCGTTGTACAGGCCGAGCGCAGTAGCAATCAGACGGCGTTGTGCCTGGCGCTGCCAGAAGTTATCCAGGCGAGAAGCCACAGATTGCAGCGGGTTCTGGCTGGTCAGTTCAACGGTCAAATCCGCCTGACCGAAACCTTCGTTCAGGTACGCAACGCGCGCCATCATCTCACCGGTCTGCACGTTACGCGGGGTAGCGACGTCCTGGTACACATCGTTCGAGTAGTTAGGCTCGATAGAAGTATCAATCGCTTTCCAGAACGGAATATTAGCGACGTTGGACGGGCCGCGGGCAATCTCGGCAGCGTATGGAGTCGGGGTAAGAATACCGGACTGGAAGAACGCGGTTTTTTCTACCGGGTCTTCTGTCATGTAAGACGCCAGGACCGGGATGTTGCCAGTTACGATATCGCCGATAGTGGTAATTGCCATTATTATTTCCTCAGGGCTTTAAGTTGCCGTTCAAATTCGGCAGGGTTCGATTTATACAGGACTAAACGCTCTGCTTCACTCATGTCTTTAAACGCTGGTGCGGCCCCGCCGCCTTTGCTACCGGAAGCCCCGCCGCCGGAAGCTGCATTTGCTTTAATCAAATGCGAAAACGCTTTGTGTTCACGCAGATATTTACGGAACTGTTCCGGGTCAGTCGTGATTACGTTTCCGTCTGCGCCAACAAACTTAGTAACCACATCATCACCTTCGAACTCAGTCTTAACGAACGGCGCAAGAATGTCTACTGCTTCCGGGGTGATAAAGTCGCCCGCGAAAGAGCCTAACACCGCTTTACGTTCGCTGCCGAGGATACGCTCTGCCATTTTGGAGATGCGACCATCTTTCTCGGCTAACACCGGGTCATACTGGCTACGAATCGTTTTTTCGAACTCGTCCATCTTACCAGCGGCTTTTAATGCCTCCTGGTGCGCGCGCTGCCGTTCTTCTTCTGCCTCTTTTGCTTTACGGGCGGCTTCTTTCTTCTCCGCCAGCAGTGCTTCCTGATTAGCCTTAAGCCCGGCAACTTCTTTCTCAATCAGCGCCTGAACTTCTTCAGCGGTGAACATTTTCAGCGCGTCACCGCCACCAGATTTATCTTCTGCTCCAGCTTCTTCCTGGAACGGATAACGTAAAAAACGATTCATAGTCAGTATGTCCCCTGGACGTTGGAATCCGGGCCACCCGGATTTACATGTCAAGAATAAATTATTCCAACATGCAAGGCAACTATTCCAGAATATTCCTCACGTAATCCTGCAACATGAACACTTTCAGTCTCAGTTGCCGTACACATTCGGCGTTCTGAACGTCGATAGCCAAATCCTCGTCGGCGTCGCTACTTGGCAGCGCCAGTTTGCACGGCGGCTGCATCATCGTCGTATCCGGGGATGGAATTGGCGTTGGCGACGGCGCGGGACTTGAACTGCACGCGCTCAGGGTCAAAAGTGCACACGCTGCGACCAGGCGTTTTAATGTACTTAACGACTTCACGGGTAATCACCTCTGATTTCGTCTTGCCTTCGTTGTCAGCAGCGGCGGCCTTCGATTCATCCTGCTGCTGCCGTTGTGTTTTCTTCGCTAACTCAGCCTGTGCTTTCTGCTGTTGCTGCGAAACGAGATTCGCCCGGCCTTCGTTCCAGCCGCTGCGGTACTGATAGATGCCGTGTGCGTAAGCCAGGATGATGAAACATGCTCCCGCTACGACAGTTGCTTTAAGATTCATGTTTCTCCTTTCTCGATAAGTAAAGCCCCGCCTTAAAGCGGGGTGCTAGTCCTTATCATTTAAACATAGAAACGGCGTAATCTCAGTAAACCAGTTACTTTTTACACAAGCAATAGACTATGGCCCTTCCGAACGCGTCAGCGTAACTACACTCAGGACTTACGTCCCGCTCCGTTACCTGCCCGCGCCGCGGTCGCTTGTTCATACTTCACAAGCTCAGGTGGAGCTTAGCATATTTTTAGTGAAAAGTCAACTATTCGAATAGTTTATTCCAACATTTACAATTCGGTGGAATAACTGGAATAATCACAGGCACTAAAAAGCCCCTTTCGGGGCTTCAGTTTATTCTGGTTTAGTGACCTTCGCCGCTTTACTGACGGCATCTACACCATTGGCATCGGTAACTTTAACGAAGTATTCACCAGCCGCGTTAACCGTCAGAGACAAAGCCTCTTCCGGGGCGTTTACGACTTCCTTACCGTCTTTGTACCAGGTCAGTGTATATGGTGCTTTGCCCGCCTTAACTTCGACAGTGATAGTTGCGCTGTTGTCTGTCAGTTCAGTGTCCTGAGGTTGTACAGAGAAATACACATCTCCAGCATCCGCCAGATACGGAATTTCATAAAGCATGCCCGCCGCCGGCAGCGCAATACCCGTCTTGTCCGCAAACGGCATATCGTCTACTGGTGTACCTAGTACACTTTCGTCCTCAATAAATACCACGTTCTCGCCAGAGCCGGACACGCGGGCGTACTGGACTACACGACGCGACGGCACATCAGTTACTTTGAAAAAGCCCATCATTATTCCCCTTTCAGATAATCAGCAACACGTTTATCTAGTTCCGCCATCTGCTTAAGCGTAAGCGGATTCCCGAAACCATCTACAGATATTACGCGAAACTCTTCCGGCGATATACCGCTGTTACGGAAAATCTTACCCCGCACCGGGCCGAGCGCCTGGTCCTGAAACCATGCCGGTTGTTGTTTAAGGAACTCATAATAGGTGGTATCTGCGCTTACCTGGGTACCTCCGTCCGCGCCCTTAGCCACACGTTTTGCGCCTTTATCGAGGAAGTCGAACTCTGAACTTATCACCGGTGCCGTGGTACTTCGGCAATTCGGATGGGCGGGTGGCATTGGCCCTTTACCAATTTCCCACGTCATTCCGTCCCTGGCTCTGCAAATCGTACTGGTACGGCTATCGAGCGTTGACACCCACTCGTATTTCTCGATGATGTCGTCGTTCTGGTGGTACGTCTCGTTACGGGCTTCGTTGGATACGTGAGACAGCGCGGTGCGGATTACGGTAGCTGCGTTTCGTTCAGAGATGTCAGCCAGCCCGCCGGCACCAACAACATTCTTAACAATCTGCCGTGTAGTCTGGCCTTGGACAAAGCCCATCTTAACGCCGGTTACGAGGCGCGCGACTTCCGTTTCACCCCAGCCCGACATCAGCTTAGTGAAGTCAACCGGCTTATCACTTAGTGACAGAGGCTGAAACTCGGCGGCGGCCCACACCTGTTCGGCGGTAGGCGTAACAAATTCCGCGTTAACGTTGGCGGTCAGGGTCTTCGCGTTCCACTCAGCTTCATACGCCGCCAGTTCCTTAAGGTCTTCTGTCAGCTTTGTCTGCCAGTCACCTGTAAGTCCGGTCAGTGCTTCTTCCAGGTCGCGTAATAGTTTATTCAGCCGCGCAGTGCTTCGCCCGTCGTCACCGAACAACAGCACCTGCCGTTTGATTTCGTCTCGCATTTCCTGAATGAACGGTGCGAGGTCTTTCACCTCGCCTGATGCGGTGCGTTGCAGCCAAATCTGGTGGCTGATTAGGGATGTAAGTAAGCTCATAGATAAACCCTGTGGCGCTAAAGTTAATAGCATACTATAAGAAAGCCCCTTTCGGGGCTATAGGTGAACTTACTGCTGAGTGGTGACCTGTTGCTGCGCCGACTGCGGAATCTCTCCCGCCACCTGAGTAACAGCACCTAATGGCAGCGGCGCATCTTCGATAGCGTTCTGAATGTCCTCATCGGTCCAGTCAGTTACACCCGCCTTGCGCAACGCAGCATAGTAAGCGGTGGCGGGTAACAGGCCGGCGTTAATATCCGCCATCCACTGAGCACGGTCCTGCGCGGTCATTGGCTGCAGGAAGAACTCCATATTCAGTTTGAATTCAACCTCTGTGCCTTCACGCAGCCCAAGCATCGCAGCTACCCAGCGCAACGCATCGGTATACGCCATGCTTACATTACGCGCGATTGTTGCCATAACGGACGTATCCGCACCACGTTGCAGGCGGGCCGATTCTGCGGTGATTTGCTGAGTCGGGGTAATAAGCTGTGCGCCAATCTGGATTGCCTGATTCTCTTTATCCAGCATGTTTTGTTTGGCGAGGTTGTTCTCTCCTGCCTGAACCAGAAACGCGTTGCCGCCCTCACCGATGTTATGGCCTGAACGCGACCCCATGCGTACCCCGTGTGGGTTGGCTTCTTTCCACTGCTCCATGCTCATATTCCCGCCCGGGGCGATGAACAGAGTAGGCTGACCAACAACGAAGCTTGATTCCTCGTTATCCGCGCTGTTGCGGAAGTGGCCAATGTTCAGCTCAGCCAACGGCAGTAAAGGCGCATCGTCGATGGTTGCATCATTGTTGCTTGCTCCAATGAACGTGAACGGTATTTTACCGCGTAACTGTTCACCGAGTTCCGGGAAGATTTCGATTACTTCACCCTGAGCGCCACCTTCTGCATCGAAGCGGTAAATGCGCTGGCGGTAGCGCCCGTCAATCAGGTCGAGGACGCGGTATTGCTCACCGAATTTGGTTTCAAACTCTGCACCCGGTTCTGAGTATTCCCACACCTCGCGCAGCACGACCATTGTCACGCGGTTAACTGAACCGACACGAGTCAATCGCCAGTTGATGATGTTCTCTGCGGTGTAGAATGCGATGACCGGGTTTAATAATCCCGCGTTCTGCTCTGCCGCCGTTGCTGCGGCTGTCTCCGGGGCATCAACCAGCAACCCACCACGGCCAACCGAGTCAATCTCCATTAGCGTATCCTGCGCGTGCTGCCACAACCCGACACCGGAACCGTCGGCATTGCGTAACAGGTACTCAAGCTCAGGCGGGATAATCTGCTCAGGGTCTTTGCGCATCACTGACCCCACCATCCCCGCCAGGGTACGTTTAGTGAAGTTGTAGCAGATAGCGCCGTTCTCGTATTCTTCCTGGCGCTGGGCCGCGTAGGTCGGGTCAGGCTCATTCTTCCCGACGTTGCGAAGATAGCGGATAAGGTCGCCTTCCAGTGCGTGGCGCACCTTCTGCCATTTATCGAAGTGATGTAGCCATTCCCGGTGTTTAGTCTTAACACCCTGATTCTGACCGTTCATAGTTAACATTGAATAATCCTCTTAAAGTGCGAAAGTCACCGGGATGTTGATTACTGGTTTAACCACCGGCATCTCGTAAACTACAGGATAGCCGAGAGCATCCGCCATATGGTCAATGATGCCGTCTTTAGCTGGCTCTCCGTTATCGTCGTATGCCTGCTGCTCCAACGTCTTCGCTATCTCAGGGCATAAGTGGTCGTTAACCCACAGCTTACCTTTTTCCAGCGCGGTATTCACGGCTAAAACGCGGTCTTTAACCGGTGGGTTGGCTGATTTAGCACGAACATCAAACCCAGCCTGCTGTAGTAAGGCGATGTCGGAGATTGACGCCGAGTTTGTCTTGCGGTTCTTGCCGCTGGCGTCCGGGTAAACGACGATGCGGTGGCCTTGTGACTTCCACTTCTCCGTAATCACTCTCACGGTGTCCGGCGTATCGAACAGGCCTTTCAGTTCTGCTACCGCGTGCCAGCCGTCTTTGCGCTGTACGTATACGGCGCTGGCGTTCTTCGTAACGTTGAAGTCCTGCCCGATGTACAGCGTGTCTCCGGGTTGAATTGTCTCTTTGCTGCGATGCTTGTGTCGGTCATACGCGTAATACACGCTGCCGGATGTCAGGTTGACGAACTCGCCGTTCAGATACGCGTTAATCAGTTGCGCCGGGTAAGTCTCCGTCAGCGAGCTAATGTAATCCGGTGGCAGGAATCGCGCGTTCTCATGTGTGGAAGCCTGCACCATCGAGTAACTTGGCGTCGGGTTATCTTTAAACTTGGCGAAGACGAACTTGAACCCTTCTGGCGTCGTGGTAACAGAAATGTGGTTGGTTACACCGGGGATAACCAGGCGCATACGGGCTACTATTTTGTTCCATGCCAGTTCAGCTTTCTCGCGACTCAATACGTCCAGCTCATCCACGACCGCCGCGGCGATTTTGAAGCCGACTATCGAGCCAGGGTTATCCATCGAGCGGCAGATAACTGTTCCGAGCACCGTCTTACCGCGAGTAACCACAACCTCTTTGTCACCGGATTTAACCAGCACATCAAGGCCGAGCAGGTTAGCCGCTTCCTCAAATGTCGGGTAGAAGATGTCACGGATAGCGGGGTATGTTGGGCCGAAGTAGCCCAGGCGAGTACCCGGGTGCTTGAGCATGAAGGTAAGCAGGTCAAGGCAGCCGACGAATGTCTTGCCGCTGCCGAATCCGCCAACATAGGCCTTGTATTTGTTATCACAATTCAGGAACAGTGCCTGTGGCGCGGATAGCTGAATGCTCATTCCTCCACCTCGCCCATGTTCGTTGTTACGATTTTACCTACAGGCTCTGCAACACTGAAAACAATCTCAGTCGGTGCTGTTTCTTCGGTGGATTCAACCGGTTTCTCTTTGCCGAGGCCCAGCTTAGCTGCGGCAAACGTAGCCGAGATCCCGGCGGCCCCAGTCTCAGTGAAATACGCCTCTTCCAGCGCCTGTGCCGTCTCCCAGGCTTCTGCAAATGCGGGAATCTCGCGCAGCCACAGCTTAATAATCGGGATAGTGACGCCGATGTGTAAGGCGAAGCGGGCCAGTGATGGCGGTTTATCCTGAATCAGCGGGCGTTCGTCACCCTTGGACGTAGGTACGAGTTCCCACGACGTGCGGTCGAAGAAACGAATCAATTCGTCGCAATAGTCCGGGTCCCACAACGCGGCGGAATTACGTGATGATTGGTAAAGGCTCTGTTTGCCGCGCGGTCGTTTACGGCGACGGTTTGCGCTAACAGCTTCTTCATGTGCAGCTTGCACCACCTCTGGCGATGGCTGCTTGAGTTTCAGCTTCATAGAATCCCCTTGCATATGCGTCTGACCATCAGAGCGCACCAGACGCGCCCTACGCGTCTAAAGGGATTATATAAGGGGATTGGTCTGGATGTACAGAAAAGCCCTCCGTAGAGGGCTTGTATCAGTTGTATAGGCCGTGTCGTGGTGCTCTTTTACCATCACCGCCGTAATGGTCGTTAGCTACGGCGATAGCCCAAGCGTTCGGGACGATTAACAGTTTCATTTTAAGAATCTCAGCGCGGCGTCCGCGATACCGGACACCACTAGCCCGAAAAACATAGGCCACCAGATATATCGTGGTAGATTGGTAAATGTTTTAGGATTGACCCAGAAAGCCATTAAAAACGCGAACCAAAACACCATGAAACCGATGTTGCTAAGTAATTCTAAGATAATCACTCTTCCTTCTCCTTTTTAGCAATGCGTTGCTCTGTTTTAGTGATACCCCGGCGCGTGAATAGCACCGGGCTTGTCTTAACGTGAGTCATCAGACGATTGTTATAAATTACGTGGCGCTCGCAATAGACGTCTTTGCTGTACTTCGCAATCGTCATTTCGTTGATGCCGGTTTGTCGGCATGTCTCCGCCATCGTACCAAATTCTTTAATCAGGTTCGGAATGCTGGTGATCATTCTGGTGCAATCTCCGTTATGCACATGATTATAGCCTTTGCGCCGTGTGGTGTATTTTCTGTTGCCTCGCGTTCAATTACCCTAAGCTCATCCAGCGTGAACTTTTCCCCGTTTTTAGGTGACGCGGTGCAATTGCCAAACCCGGAGCAACTCACGCCATCAGACCAGTTATAGCTAATAAAGAACTGTTTCATCCTAAGAAATTCCTCGTTGTCCACATCGCATTCGGATATTTGTTATCGCGGTCCTGCACTACGGCAATCATGTTTCCACGTTGCACCAGGCAGAAGTGCCGTTGTTGCTCGCCGTTGTAGCGACGCCAGATTGCTTCTTCGATTGCTGCGTTGATGTCACTAAACATACCCAGCACCCAGCATAACTAGCATTCCGACCCCGACACCAATCAGAACTGATGCTGCAAAATTAGCCCGCGCTTGGTTGCGTACAATACAAAGTTCAGCTTTGAGAAGTTTGTACTCACGGGTCAAGTTATCAATCTCCAGTTTCGCGGTGGTCAGTTCCTGAGTCGCTTTTGAATATTTACCGTTAACCTTATCCAGTGCTTTCTTAAGGTCTTTGTTGTTCTTCTTGAGTTGATCAATCTGTTCCATAACTACCCTACTATCTCATCACCAAGCCACGCCGTTTCCCGTATATCGTCGACCACACAGGCGGCGTGGTCACGGCTAATTGCAAAAATGTAGAAGCTAAACTTCTTCCCGTCGGCGTCGATGTGATTAACCGAGTAAGGTTTCCACAGGACGCCATCGATAACTACTGGTTCAGGCGATTTCATCTTGTGTCGCCAAAAATGTAGTTTTGCAACTCAGTTATCTCTGCCTCAAGCCGTTGGCCTAACTCAGACTTAGTGCAATGCTCTGACCATTCTCCAGATTCCAGTAAAGCGAGCATGTTTTCCATATCAGAAGTTATAGATAACAGTCGTTTAAACGCCTCCAGTTGAAACTCACCGTTAATTGACAGTTGCCCACCTAACGTCTGTTTCTCTGACTCAAGTACCAGGATACGGCGCTCGAGTGAGGCAATTGTGATTTTAGGCATTGGCGTCACCTTTGTTCAGGTTGAAGCGGTTGATAAGTTCACGGCGTGTCTCGTAAAGCGACTCTACCATTTGTTCAGCTACAGCGATTTTAGTATTCAGGACGTGCATCACATGGCTAATGTCTACGCCGCTGTTAACGGCCTCAACCATCATCTTTTCGTATTCACGGTCAGTCATTTTTACGCTCTCCCCACATGCGATTGAGATACTTGTTCTTGTCCGGCCCCGGGAAACTGTTGCGTTTCATCAGTTCCTCGCGTGATGGGAACGGGGTGTGATTGACTTTACGGCCAACTCGTAATGGCTGGCTTACCTGGCCTTGTTCGCTCATTTCTTCTCTCCTGCATAAGCTGCTTTCAGTGCCTTCATCGCCGCAGCCCAGAACGAGTCCGCAGGAATGCTTCCACCAAGGTTGCTAACGGCAATGCGCGCCATCAGTTGCGCGTCTTCGAATGCTTCGGTATCTGTGATTTTCATTTTCCAAACACTCCTTTAGTTTTCAGATTATTGCGGTAGAACTGCATCACATGTTCGTTATGGAAGTTACTCATCTTCTCTACTCCGTTCTCGTTGTCGATGAAGTAAATATAATAGGGTCTAAGGTAATAGTCAACTAGTCATTACAGAAAATAGATAAAAAAAATCCCGGCTGGGTCAGGGCCGGGATAAAACTGGAGAGCAGAGGGATGGAACAGGAGGTGTTAGGCGAGTAGTCAACTAGGGTCTGCCGGGCGAGCCGGAAAGTCACCGTGTGAGTCGCGTACTCACTCCCGCTAATTTAACGGTTCACTACTCGCCTAACTAAGTATCGTCGGATTAGTCTCAGGTGTCAATTGGTAAAATAAAACCCGGATTAGCGGTCCGGGTTTTGATCATAAGCCCCTGAACCCTACGCAGTCTCCACCGCTTGGGCTGCTGCTTCTGGTTTACCAGGGCTTAGTATGCAAATACGAAAAACTTGGCCTAACGATAATACTAAACGCCTTCGTATTCGTCCATCATTTAACTGCCCTCCCAATAGCCTCCGCCTCCTGCCACGGTTTGCCGTCGAATAGCGCCAGACGACCGGCGGTACGACGACGCAGGCCAAGTAACGGTTTGCCGTTCTGGTTGATGAACAGCGCCAGCTTAGCCCGCAGTGTCACAATATCCCCAGAACGCAGCGCCTTGCCCGTGCCAGTAGTAGCCGCAATCACACCAGCACCCGCGTTATACACCAGGTCACACACTGCATCAAACTGTTCCTGTGTAAGTGAATGGTGCGCTGCTGCGTCAACCGCAGCTACTGCCTTAGCCATATCACGATTCAGTAGCAGGAGTCCCTGCCCTGGCGTGATGGTCTTGCCTGGTGTTACGTCCGGCCCGTAGTGCCCGTACCCAATAGTCAGGTACTTCTCGTTCGACGTAGCGCGATATGCAGTGCCGCGGAATCCCTCGAATGCAGCGGTAAAATGCAGCCCATTATCTGAAATGTTTCGAGACACGCTTATGTCCTCCGTATGCCAGCCACGCCTGACGAATCTGGCGCAGCGCGACTAATGTGATTAATGTCTCAGGCAACGTCGGGGACATGCTGCCCTGTAACAGGTGGATGCATCCGGCAGCGCAGACGATAGCTGTCAGGATATAAAGAACCCGACCAAATAATCCGTCGTCAACGCTGGGGTGATACACATTAAACAGCGATGTGCCTCCGATTGCCAGCATACCGCCGAACCAGAATAGCTCATTCATCTGGGCCTCCTCGACGTGCAATGTATTCTCCGGCGACGATGCCAGAAAGACGGGAATAGATAGGCATCCAGAGAATGGCGATGATGAAGCCCAGGCCCGCGATTTCACGGTCGCCCGTGATACCAAACCATTGAGCGGCAAGAGGTGCGCCAAATACGGCGCAGGTGAAGCCGGTTACAATAAAGAATAAGCCGTCGATGGGACCAGAAATAACGGACTTATGTTGTCGTAGTCCGATTACCCCTCCGGCTAGTGCGGCAGCGAGAAGCCAGCCTGTCACTGTTTCAGTAAATTTATCCAAGATGAATCCTCCAGGTGCGTATTAAGTATGCAGTAACTGGAGGATAGCACGGTTAGGAATTATCTTAATAACGGTTTATTTATGCCTCCAGATGTATTGTCGTCTCTGTGGTTTCGTCGGGATATCTTCATAACCCAGCGATTTCCAGTAATTAAATAACCGATTAGCGATTGCTGCTCGTTCCTTTGTTTTAAACTCACCTAGATTCACAGCTTTCCCGTTCTGGAACCCACAGGCGCGGATAGCTTTACGCCGTTCTTGTATCTCGGGGTACAGCGCATTACGGCGGCGCTTATGTATTCTGGTGTTCGCTCTCGGTGACAGCGGCGTAAGGCCGCTTCGTTTCAGGATGTCAGTTGCGAGGCTCATAATAACCCCAAAGTTTCGAGTTTCTCGCATAGAGAATCTGGTAATTCGCACAGATTAACCTGGTCGGTTAGTAGGCATAGAACGGCGTATAGGTCCTCATAGTCTTCGTAACTTACCCAGCCGCCGTCCGTATCTTCCTCTAAGTCAATATGGCCAGTAACACAGTCTTCTTTTAACTCATATCTCTGCAGCATCACTCTACCCCTTCCACATGTGTGACCGACCCACAGTTCGCGCACTCGACGTAATCAGGGAACTGGTCCTTGTATTTCTGTAACTCGGCGTTTACTTCTGCCAGTCTTGCCACAAGCCCTTCTATCTCCATGTCCGTAGTTGTTATGTAGTCCTGGAAACTGTTGTCCAGCTCCGCGTAGTCTTCGTAACCTACCCAATCACCTTCATCGTGCGGCCCTATTAAACCACCTTGTAATAAGTATCTCTGTACCATGTTATTTCTCCTGTTTACCAAGTCGCTTAGGTGAGCAGATAGCACGTACCTCTGAGTCGTTGGGCTTGTCGCCCTGAAACAGGAAGTGCGCGTTCTCTGCGGCGCGTGCCGCTGACTGGCACGCCCCCATAGAGTAAAACGTTTCTGCTGTCGCGAGGTGCATCTGGCCTGCGGACAGTACCCATATAAAGAGGATGCTGGTCATCAGAAGTATTCCCCGCACGTTTTACATACTTTCGTACCGAACGGTGCGGAGCCATCTGTTACTACATAATAGAAACTGTAGGGCCATCTCTGAGTATCGTCCTTACGGCAACCAGATTGTTCCGGCGTTACGGGCGTCGGGGTGCACCGACAATTTACCGTCGCCCCGGGCACATGTTCACCCACTACATAGCGCTGACCTGCGGGGATGTACCCACCTTTGCGGATAAGTTTGTACGCCTCCACGTCACCCGTAGCTTGGGCCAATGCCAGATGCAACTCCTTAATCTGCGCCGACGCGTCACGTAACTGATTCTTAAGTGACTGCACCTCATGCGCCAGGTCTTCGCACTGGTTGTTATTTACCTGCTGCCGTAACTGGTCAATCAGGTACTCGAATACTTCGTTTTTATTACTCATCTTCTGTCTCCTCCCCGTTATATTCTTCGAACACAATGTCATCATCTGCGGATAGCGCCCATCGGCCGTAACCAGTGTAATAGACCTCAAGTTCAGTGCCATTGCCGTCTATTATGTAGCAGCGGCTCTCGTCGCCGTCTTCTTTGAGGTGATACAAGTCGTTTTTAGTCAGCACCCAATAGCCATTGTAAGATTTGCATTCCAGGAACATCTTCTGCCTCTCCTCTCGTTAGTTAAGCAACAACCGCGACAATCACCGATACGCACAAGAAAACGGTTATTGCGAAAAATAGCATGAACGACCACTCAGATAACTTACCAATAGCTGTGCGGTATGTGACGTTTGTGCAATTACGTGTCATGTGCATATCCACAACACCGAAACCTACGCCTGCGGCGAACGCCAGCACTCCAACCAAGGCAACCGCGATAAAAATAATCATCTTCAAATTCCTTATCCCGTTTGTGTAAATGAATAGTAGCCTATTCTATCTTAGCGTGCAAGTAAATTTTATTGGTGTTTGTATTGTTGCATCTCCTGCAGCGCGGAGAATGCTTCAATAACTCCGTTAGCCTTTAGCCAGTGGTACACGAACACATCGCTCGGAGACGGCGCTCCAAGAATCCCGACGATATTTAGGTGTGACACTAACCCTTCAATTTCGCGCATGGAATAAATATCATGCGAACGACCGCTTTCAAGGGTTAGTGTCGCGTCACTGAATGGCGTGCCGTCGGTATGACCTACGCCTGTCATGAAGCCGCGTAAGAATTCTATCTTCTCTCTGTCTGTCATTGTTGCGTCTCCTGCAATAGTCGCTTCGATTGTTGCGTTTTGTGAAATAGAACAAAAATGAGAAAAATGATACGCTGCTGTGTAGCAGCGTAAGTCACTCAGTAAAAGCCCAAACTATTGTTACAATATAACATCACACTTCCGGCGGCTCTGGTAACGGCATCCAGTGAGTTACATCGTCAATATCGATGTTTGAGCTACGCGGCGCCCAACAATCCCAGAAACCGTCGCAATCCCACCACATCACCTCAACGTTACCACCATCCGAAACCAGCACATATTCAAAATCATCCGGCATCCGCTCGCTACACTTAATCCACCCACCCATAAATCACCTCTGATTCGCGATAAACAACACACCAGCTTTCCACGCCCGCCACGCGAGACGGGTCTTAACATTTAGGTACTCTTTCTTTGAACCCTTGTTAACCGGCAGACCCTCGACGACGGCCCACCGTTCGAATGCTTCTCTCATAACTCAGTCCTCCAGAACTTCACATTCACGGTTACGTACGTACAGTTCCTCGCCGCGGTGTTCGACGAAGTGGCCAAAATCATTACTCGACGTAACCTCGAACTCATCCCCGACTGAGATACCAAAGTATCGCAGTGGGCGGTCGCCATAACCTGACGGCAACACATAATCAACATCAGTTATACGTATTTTCATTAACGGCAACCTCCCTCAGAGTCGTTGGCACGAGCATCATGATTCGATGCCGTTGTGAATGATGCGGAAACAACATTGAAGAAAACTAACGGTTAAAGTCTCGTCCACAGTGTCCTCTAAATCCCATTCATCACCGTCTTCATCTAAAACGTATCGACGGCCGTCGTAATATACTCCTGACGAATATTTGTTACCTTTCACAAACCAATCCTGCACATCCTGGCTGGATCCAATACAAATTAATTCTTCCATCACTTCGCCCCTTTGAATTTAAAATTGTTGCCGATGAGTTCTAAATATTCCGCGCTTACAGTTGCATGACCGCCAGTAAATACATTGCGAAGTTTACAAATAGAGGAACTGCCTCTGTTGTTGGTGGAAAATACGGAGTACAAACATCCCGACTTTTTACTACGGACCAACTGACCCTTCTTAAACATAACCCTCACTCCTCTGTCCCGTTTCGATAAGTGAATAGTATCCTATTATATCGGGGTGTGCAAGAGAATAGTTACGTTGCCGTTGTGATTCTTCAGGCAGGGTTGTGCCTTTATTCTTATTACTTGGTAACTAAAGGGCAGGCCTTAAGCCTGCCCAATAATCGTTACATTTTTACGGTTGCGAATCTACGGCATTTTAAGAAAATCAGATACTTAAGATATATGCTGCCGATGAGAATAGAGCTTGCCCAGGGCAACCGGAGATACTTAGGAAGGAAAGTTACGATAATTCTCATGTTCAGTAAACTTTCGCTTAACACTTTGCTTGCGCTGCGCGCAGCTGCGTTTTAAGCGGTTTTACAAGGTGAACAGGAATCAAAGTAACTAAGATATAGAAGCACCTTAAACGAAGATTTTCATAATGTCAATAGGTGCAATTATGTTTGATTTCCCATTATTCGCAATGTATACTTGGTTTCGTTAACTGATAATGAGGGCTTTGGAATGACACAGAATGAAGTGGCAGAGCGTATCGGGGTTACCCGTCGCACGCTGAATAACTGGTTAAAGAGCGGGAAGTTCCCGGATTGTTGTATTCGCATTATGGGTCGTCGTCAGCCAGGTACATTTGACCCGGAGAAAGTGGAAGCGTGGATTAAGGAGAACGTAAAATGACCGAGTTCCAGTCACGCGTATTTACGGCGGTCGTTTCGCTAACACGTAAAAAAGGGTCGTGCAGCGTTATCGACTTGCGCCGTAGTTATTTTAAGTACTATAGTTCCGCCATTATTGAAGGGTCGTTGAAGGTGCTGGTTAAATCCGGTGTCGTGAAAAATGTTGGTGGGAAATATAGCGCCGTTGCAGAAGTTCGCGGAATGACCGCTACTTTAGAAGACCTGGAATAAAAGAAAGCCCCGACGCGGTGAACGCCGAGGCCAAATTACTTGCTGAAGGAAATACAACATGTCCGATGTAATTTTATCCTACTCGTGGTCTCGTCGCAACGCGCGGGCGGAGAAAAAGGATATAAACGTCAGAACCACACACACGGCAACACTGGACGACCTGAAAGAGTTAATCCGGCCGCTCGATGCTGTTCGTGACGGGATTAACCCCAAGACCGCGCCGGGGTATATCACTGCCGCGTGTGACTCTACACACAGCACCGTAAAAGACCTGGAAACCGGTGACTTTAAGCAAGCGCGCAAAGGCTTCTTCTACCGCTGTGACGCGTCCGTAAGCAAATCATCGCTGGCGTACCTGGACTTTGACAGCGCAACGCCGGAAGAGTACCAGGAAGCGGTGCGCCTGGTTAAGCGCAGCCGCCTGGCTATGTGCCTCTACACCACGGCATCACATACTGACGAGTCACCGCGCTTTCGCGTAGTCATGCCGCTGGCCCGCCCGGTCGAAGGCGGTGACATCATTCGAGTTCGTCACGGATTGCTGGAGCACTTCTTCAAAGGCATGGGCGCTGACCGCAGCGGGTTTACGCTGTCCCAGCCTATGTACCTGCCGCCGGTTGGCTCTCAGGTTATCTGGTCGCGTCGCAACGACCTGATCGACCCGGACGAGTTACTGGAAGGCACCCCCGCCGTTGACGTTAGCAGCGCATCGGATTACCAGATACCTGAAGAACTGCGCACCGCGTTTACTGATGCGTTCGAGGCACTGGCGTTTGAGTACGGCGGCATCATGACGCCCCGCGGCCTTAAGATGCCAGCTACACCAGAACACGCAGAAAACTACAGCGACCCGACGCCTCGCCCGGACGACTTCCTGTTGTGTTTTCCGCGCGAGGGATATGAAGCGCCGAACGTAACCATGATTCACGACACCGACATTACGGCAACTGAAGGCATGTCTCCGAAAGAGGTGTGGAAGTATGCGTGCGACGCGACCGGGCTGCCGTTCAGTGAAGTGGCAGAGGCCATAGGTTGGGGTGCGCGTGAATCCGTTTCATGCAGCCTCGACGACCTGGAAGACGAGGATGACTCAGAGGAGTACGAGCTACCGGAACCTGTAAAGGCTGATTTCGTCGTAGAAGGGTATATGCCGTCGGATTGTATATGGGATATCGTCGGGGAGTCGGGCACATACAAATCGTTCTATACTCTGGGGATGATGTACCTTAGCGCCGCCGGATACCGGTTCGCCGGGGCGGACACCCAGCGTTGCCATCACTTCTATATCGACGGTGAGGGGGGTGCTGCTACACGTACACGTATTGACGCACTCGCGGCTAAATACGGCGAGGAAGGTAAAGATTATGTACACGTCATCGATATGGGCGAAGTCGGCAAACTGAAGAGCCTGATTAAGTTAATGCGCGAAACTGCTGGCGACGAGCCGATCGGCATGGTTGCGTTCGACACCCTTAACCAGACCCTGGCCCTGACGATTGATAAATTCGACGAGAACAGTTCATCGACGGCGATTGGCATGGGTAAAGTTATCGCCATTCTGAAAGAAGTACGCGACGCAACTAAAGCCGCGGTAGGCGTTGTTCACCACACACCGAAAGGTGGAAAGAAAGCCCGTGGCAGCGGGGCACTGTATGCGGGTGTCGACGTGGAGCTAACAATTGAACGTGCGACCGACCGCCAGATAAACGTATACCACTCTAAATTTAAGCACGGGCCGCAACAGAAGACGGTTGGTATGGTGCTGGAGTCTGTACAGTTCCGTGAAGCCCCGCCGCCGAAAGAGTACCGTGCGGTTGAGTTCCTGGGTAACACAGAGGAATACGGCACAATCATAAACCTCGACCTGCCGGAGCCGCATAAGGCACTTGTACTGATGCCGTGGGGCTTTGAGCCGTTTAAGACTGACGAGGAGAAAGAGCGGGAAGAAGGGCTGACAAAGGAAGGTAAAGAAAACGTAAAGAACGCTGTAAAACGTGGAAAGGATGAAGGGCGTAAGGAATCAATACTTGCCGCGCTGGAAGACCTGCAACAGTCAGACGACACCGGACTAGGTTTTACACAACGGCAGATAGTGGCGAATTCGGGCGACCACGCCATAACCAACCATCATCTCGAGAAGATGCTGAAAGACGGTGAGTTGATGCTTGGATGTGATATTAACGGTGAAGTTATACCTGGTACCTACCGGATACCAGAAAAGATGGGTGACAGATTAAGGCCGAAGACAATATACGAACCGAATGAAATGCTAACAGTGACAGAGGAGGATTTGGAATAGGTAAAAAGAAAGGGGCGTTAAGCCCCTTCACCTAATGCCAGCCACTTGGCGTCTACTTGCAGCACTTCCGCCAGTTTAAACAGCGTCGCCGGGCGGACGTCCTGAGTTACCCCAAGCGCAAGCTGGTTAATTGCGCCCTGGGAAACGCCAGCCAGGACCGCCAGACGGCGCTGGGAGATGCCGAGTTCTTTACGGCGTTGTTCTACACGGATGCCTAGTTCAGATGGTTGCATGTCAGTTACTCCTTAGTCAGTTGATATGCGAATAGTACCATATTAATTATTTTAGAAAAGCCCATTGACAACATGAATAGCTAGCTATTATAGTTAGCCCATACCAAACGGGAGGAGAGAAACAAATGTTAGACCAATTCTTAAAATTACTGGAACGTTTCGTAGTCGCACATGAACTGATTGCTGCGAATAGTTCGAAACAAGTTGTCGTCGCCGAAGTAGATGGGTTAACCGCAGAGACTAAAGCAGACGTAGTTCGTTCCGTTGTAAAAGCTGAAGAAACAAAAGAAATCCCAGTCGAAGGTGAAGACCCAGTCGAAGGTGAAGACCTTGTTGACACTAAACCGGCAGAAGAAGAGAAGCCTAAACGCAAGCCGCGTAAAGCTAAAGCCGAGGAACCGACGCCAGAACCGGAAGAAGAGAAAGAAGAAGTCGATTATCAGTCTCTTCGTGACCAGATTCAGGCTATCGACGATGCGATTAACGAAGGTCCGAGCGATGCCGCATGCGATGACTCCGATGAACTGCTGGAAGAGTTCACTGGTAAGAAGATGAAGATTGCCGCGATTAAAGACGAAGACCTGGCTGAATACCTGGAACGCCTGACGGCAATCAAGAACAAGTATTTCGAAGAAGAATAATTATCCCGCGGCCTTCGGGCCGCTTTAACTGAGGGTCGGAAATATGATTATTAAAGATTTCTTTGACGATGCTACCGAAGTTTCCGTTAAAGTTCGGGACACGATGCAAGGTAAACAAAAGTTAGTATCTATTGACTTCAACCCGTTTGACTGCGGGTATGATTTGAATTTTATGGAGTATACGCCTGATGTGGCGCGAGAACTTGCTAAAGCGCTTATTGCCGCCGCAGATGAAGCGGAGTATATGTCATGATTTACCAACTCTACCGGGCCGTTGACAGGCGGGATAATACGGAGGCGCTATGGTTATTGCGTGCACCGTCCGGCGCGCACCAGATGGAAGAGATGGCGTACTTAGGAAAAGTACCGCGGCCTAAAGATATAGGCCGCCACGTGTCGCAGATTAAGCGCACGACTTTCGCCAAACCTGACTTTTATGTCTTCGAGTCAATGTATGGGTGGGCTATGCATTGTCATCACCAAACGCGACATTTAATTGACCAGTGGGAGAACAGGGTATGATTTTAAAGGAACGCGGCGGCAACAACGATGTGCACGCCTTACTATCACCGTCGGGTGCTAAGAAGTGGCTAACCTGCGCGGCGTCACTGGCCTGTGAAAAAGATATTCCTAACACGTCAGGTAAGGCCGCAGTGTTAGGCACAGCTATGCACACTATAGCTGAGGTCCATCTAAACCAGTACATCAAAGGCACTGCGTTACCGTTAGAGCGCGAAGTTGGCGCTTACGTGCTGGATGAGGGTAAAGGCCAGATTAAGGCGCTAATCAGCCAGATGAAATGTGCGGTGCTGATTACGGCGGACATGATTGAACAGGTGCGCAAGTACACAGACTACTGCAAAGCGATTATCGATGTAGCGACTTACGCCAAACTCGAGATGCGTGTCAATCTTACTGAGGTATTGCATCCGGGGTACATCCATAGCCCTGGCGGACGGCAAGAAGAACTACAGACGTTCGGAACGGCTGACCTTGTTGCCGTTCAGGAACTGGCTAACACCGACGAGCACATGCTTATCATCGGCGACCTGAAAACTGGACGGCATCGTGTCGAAGCGAAAGAAAACAAACAGCTTATGCTCTACGCTCTCGGTGTTTATCGCCGCCTCAAGAGACGATATAACATCACAGTTGTTCGTCTGGTAATCTTCCAGCCGTACGCTGGCGGCGCGTCGGAGTGGGACATTTCTGTTGAAGGTCTGGAACTGTTCGCCAAGTTTGCGCAGAAACGAGCACTGTTAGCTCTTGATGCGTATTTCCGTGGTAAAAAGAACCTGAAAGCGTCGGACTTCAGGCCGTCGGTCGATGGTTGCCAGTGGTGTCGGTTCTCTGAACAATGCGCCGCGCGTACAAAGACGGTTAATTCTGTACTTGCGGAAGAACTGGAAGACGACTTTGCTCTTGAACTTACGCCTGAGCAACTCGTAGTCGAGTATGAGAAGCTGCCGCTGTTGCGCCAGCACATCGACAAGGTTGAGAAAGCGATGACCGCCGCGTTGCATTCCGGTAAGAAAGTGCCGGGGTACAAGCTGGTTGGAGGCCGCCCGGGTAATCGTGCGTGGAAAGATTCCGATGCAGTATTCGAGAAGTACGGCACTATGCTGCAAAAGGTAGTTCTCATGACGCCGACCGAAGCTGTTAAAGTAATACCGGAAGAAGAACTGAAAGACTTTATTACCCGTAAGCCTGGTGCACCATGCGTTGCAACGACAGACGATAAACGGCCTGAGTGGAATCAGGTTAGCGAAGAAGATTTAGAATAAAGTGTTGACACCTGAATAGTTAGCTATTATAGTTCTAATCACTGGCCGGGCAGCTTCCCGGAGTAAACTGAAAACTGAGGAATCGAGAAATGGGTATCAAAGTTAAACTGAGCAACGTGCGTATCGGATGGGTAGACGTTTATAAGAAAGCCGCGGACCGTGTAAACAGTCAGGGCCAACAAGTAGAAGGCCAATACCAGCTTACCGCGTATCTTGATAAAGATGACCCGCAAATTGAGAAAATTGAAGACGCGGTAACTGAGGTTATGACGGAAGCATTAGGTAGCGCTTCTGCCGCCGAAAAATGGATGTCAAAAAACTTCGGCTTCGGAAACCATGCGGATAAATGCGCATTCCGCGACCTAGCACAGCGCGACTCACCGATTGAAGGTCTTGAGGAAGGTTTGTACTTCATGGCTAAGAGCCGTAAGCAACCTATGATTGCAACTTCTGAAGGTGAGGTGCAGTGTCAACGCGGCGGCCGTGTAGTTAAGGGTCTTACCGAAGCAGGGGATGATGTAGAAGGTAAAGAAGTTTATTCTGGTTGCTACGCTAATATTGTAGTTGATGTCTATTGGTACTCAACTTATAAAAACCTCGGGGTAGAACTACTCGGTGTTCGCTTTAAGGATGACGGTGAAGCGTTCGGCGGGGCCGGTGCTACCGTAGACCTTAATGACCTTGAGGATGATGAACCAGCACCGCGCCGTGAACGCCGTCGCCGCTAATATCTGAATCAATTTAACTAAGGCCCTTCATTGGGCCTTTTTACCGGAGTCAGAATGGAACATATAAAAGATTTTCTAAGCTACGACCGAGAGACAGGGGTATTCACGTGGATACAGCCTACTTACCGTCGAGGGCGACCGGGAGACATCGCGGGGTGCATCAATAGTAGTGGATACTGGCGAATTCCGTACATGGGTCGATATTACATGGCGCACAGGCTAGCGTGGTTTTTCGAGTATGGTGAATGGCCCGAAGGCCCTCTTGACCATATAAACCGTGACAGGTTAGACAATAGGATTTCTAACCTAAGGAAAGCAACAACCGCTGATAATGTGCGAAACGCTAAAAATAAGGGAGCTAGAACAGGAGTTAAGGGGGGTAGTTAAAAACGGCAACCGATTTTACGGGCGTGTGCATTTTAACTACAAAAGTTATAACGCCGGTAGCTACGGAACTCTTGAAGAAGCAGAAAGCGCTGTAAAGAAATTAAGAGAAAAACTGCACAAGGAATTTTATTGCCATGACTAGTTTATTATACCTGGATACCGAGACGTTCTCTGGAGCGGACTTAAAGAAAGTCGGGTCGTATGCGTACGCGGAGCACCCAACGACAGAGGTTATAATTTGCACATATGCCGTTGATGATGGTCCTGTAGAAGTATGGGATTGCACTTCCGAACCAGTAATGCCAATAAGCCTACGTGTTGCGCTCCGTAATGTTATGCGCGGACGTATGAAAATCGTGGGCCATAACTTTTTAATGTTCGACCGCCTCATCATGAAACACTGCTGGGGTTTTGATATTCCCGTAAGTAACACCATTGATACGATGATTTGGGCGTTTCGTCACGCGCTGCCGGGTTCTCTCGATGCCTTGTGCCAAGTGCTGGGCGTATCTGCGGACAACGCGAAAGATAAACGCGGCAAGGCGCTGATTAAGCGTTTTTCTAAACCTACGCCAAAGAACTACAAAATTCGCCGGTACACCGCCGAGACACACCCTGATGAGTGGGCGCTGTTCATCAAGTACGCCGTGAGTGACATCACTGCGATGCGTGAAGTATTCCATAAGCTGCCGCGGTGGGGTAACTCTGAGTTCGAGGACCGTGTACTGGAACTCGACCAGTTAATCAATGACCGCGGGTTTAAGGTTGACGTGGCACTGGCAGAAGCCGCGATTGAAGCCGTGGAGAAACACAAAGCACAGTTACAGGAAGAAGCCCAACGCAAATACGGCGGCTCGCTTACCGGTAAAGACTTCCTTCCGATTCTACGTGAACTGGCTCCTGCGCACCGAATACACAACGCACAGAAATCGACGCTGAATGACCTGTTGGCAGACGATGATTTACCTGACGACGCCCGCACGATTATCGAAATGCGACTCGGGGCCGCGTCCACCGCGTCAACGAAATATAACCCGCTGCTGTTGGGCCGCTCGTCGGACGACCGCCGTCGTGGTTGCTTGCAGTACGGCGGGGCAAAACGCACTCTGCGATGGGCAGGTAAAGGCTTCCAGCCGCAGAACCTCGCGCGCGGGTACTATCACGATGACGAACTGGATAAAGGCATTTCAGCGTTACTTAAGGGTCGCGCTCATCGCCGTTTCGACGTAGCCAAGCTAACGGCATCGACGGTTCGTAGCTGCATTATCCCGGAAGCAGGACATAAGTTTGTCGTCGCCGATTACTCGAACGTTGAAGGCCGGGGGCTTGCGTGGCTGGCTGGCGAAGAAACCGCGCTCGATACGTTCCGCGCTGGACTGGATATTTACTGCGTAACAGCAGGTAAGATGTTCGACATGGACCCCGACGATATTAAGAAAAACTTCAAGGAAATCAGACAGATAGGCAAGGCTTGCGAGCTTGGCCTCGGCTATGAGGGCGGCGTCGGAGCGTTCGTTACATTCGCCAAAAACTTAGGTCTTGACCTTATTGAGATGGCAAAAACAATGGACGGTACATTCCCCGACCACATCTGGGCCGCTACCTCACGTGGGTATGAGTGGGCGCGAATTCAGGAAGCAAAGCGACCACCGCATCCGGGTGAAAAGGATGACAGACCATCGTATATTCTTGATAAGAAAGTGTGGCGCACATGTGACGCAATCAAGCGTATGTGGCGCGAGTCACACCCCGAAACAGTAGCGTTCTGGCGCGACCTTAAAGATGGAATCTTGGCCGCTGTTCGTAATCCTGGTCGTGAATTTTGGGCGGGAGCACACTTACGCAGGAATGGGGAAAGGGCCATCCGCATATGGCGTACTGTTGAATTTGATTCGTCCGGTAGGAAGGTTCCTGGTTGGTGGTTGTGTATGGAGTTGCCGTCAGGTCGCATCCTCTCGTATCCGGGAATCGGGGTTAGTGTGACAAAGGAAACAGATGAAGACGGACGGGTGAACACAAATGTGCGAATCAAGTATCAAGGCGAAAACCAGTTAACCCGCCAATGGACTACCCTGTATACCCACGGCGGCAAAGCCTGTGAAAACATTGTTCAAGCGTTGTGCCGTGATTTACTCGCATATGCGATGATTAATGTTGAGGGTGGCGGGTACCCCATCGTGCTTTCGGTACACGATGAACTGGTGTGCGAAACTCCAGATGCGCCGGAATACAATGTCGCTGAACTCGAGCGGTTGATGTGCGAATTACCGGAATGGGCGGAGGGGTTCCCTCTTGTGGCGGAAGGACAGGAGTTAAAACGTTATGCTAAGTAAACTGATTATCGCGGTACTGGCGGGATTTGCTGCCGGTGTCTACTGTCACGAGGGTCAATACGGCATGATGGTCGCCGTATTGTGTATGTTGGTAGCAATTTATCTGTGGGTGCTGGAATGAAAATCTACTGGTTTTATGAAGAAGACTGCCGAATCTGTCCGCGCTGCGGGATTGAGCATACGAAACGTGAGGGGTGTGTAATATGAGTAACAAACCATTTAGTAAGAAACTAGCTGCGTTGGTGGATATGCCAGAATGGGAATTTATCATGGTAATGGGTGACGGGTTCTTCAGTGACGTTTGCGCCGGTTGTACGCACAAAGGCGTTTACTATTCGGAACACGACATCTATCAAGCGTACTTCCTGCGTAATCCAGATGCGGAGCCTTTGCTGTGACACCGGAAGGCAAGATTCAGAAATACGCAAAAGAGCGATTCGAGGCCATTGGTGGCCTCGTCCGTAAGCTGTCATACGAAAACAGACGCGCGGCAATGGACCTGTTAGTGGTTCTCCCCCGCGGCGTCATCTGGTTCGTCGAGGTCAAGAAAGACGGGAACACGAAGCCAGACCCGCACCAGCTACGGGAACATGAGAGATTCCGAAAACGTGGAGCTAATGTTTTTGTCGTTGGTTCGTTCAAACAGGTTGACGACCTAATAGCAGACTATTATAGTAGTCATACACCAACAATATAAGGAATTGAGAAATGAAATACGAATATGACCGCAAACCAGCACGTGACATCGTACCTGGCGACATGATTTTCAACGTTAAAACACGTCGTCCTGTTGCCGTTGATACGGTGTTCGTCGAGTCGAACTGTAAACTGGTTATCGAAGATGTAACTGGTAACGTTACGGCGTTCGGGCGTAAAGAGCTGGTTTTGGTGGCGAAATGAACTATTACAACGAATGGGATAAAGGTGCAGCCGCGTGGCTACGTGAATTAATAAAACAGGGCCACATACCTTTTGGGGTTGTAGATGAAAGAAGCATTACCGAAGTTAAGCCAGAAGACCTTGACGGGTTCACCCAGTGTCATTTTTTCGCTGGTATCGGCGGCTGGCCTCTCGCGCTCAGACTTGCGGGAGTTTCGGAAGATACGCCTTGCTGGACGGGAAGCCCGCCTTGCCAACCGTTTAGCGCGGCGGGAAAGCAACTCGGACAGTTCGACCCGAGACACCTCGCGCCAGTCTTCCTCGACCTCATCAGCGAGTGCCGCCCTCCAGTCCTCTTTGGGGAGCAGGTTGCGCCAGCAATTGCAAAATCGTGGATGTGCGATTTACAAAATCGCCTGGAAGGAGAAGACTACGCCGTCGGGTTTGCCGTACTCCCAGCTTGTGGCGTCGGTGCCCCGCACAAACGCGACAGACTGTTCTTCGGCGCGTACAACCTGGCCGAGTCCTTGTGCGCAGAACGGGGCCGTGAACGGCTACACGGATTGGGAAAAAGTAATCAAACGCAAGGAAGCAGGACGGCAGCAGAACCTACAGGACGTTGTGATTCTGGCGGTTTCTGGTCAGATGCTGATTGGCTCGGATGCAGGGACGGAAAATTCAGGCCAGTTAAACCCGGCACATTCCCGCTGGCTAATGGGATACCCGCCAGAGTGGGACGATTGCGCGGTTATGGCAATGCCATCGTCCCGCAAGTAGCCGCTGAATTTATAAAGGCATTCATGGGGGCGGTCAATGAGTAAGTTTCAAAGGCGCGAGTACCAGAAACTCATGACCTCGTTCATGTTGCGGCACCATCGCTGTAACATATGGGCGAGCATGGGCGCTGGGAAGACTGGCAGCGTACTGTGGGCATTAAACCGACTGTTCCGCAACGGCCAACTTAATGACGACGACCGAGTGTTAATCCTCGCCCCGTTGCGCGTTGCATCAGGTACATGGCCCGCAGAACAAGATAAATGGAAATTTCCATGTCTTCGTGTCGTCGATGCAACTGGTTCGGAGAAGCGCCGCATAGCGGCGCTGGAATCAGACGCTAACGTGGTGTGCACAAACTACGAAGTTATCGAGTGGCTTATTGACTACTACGGCAAAGACGACTGGCCTTTTACGGTTATCGTCGCCGACGAAAGCACGAAGCTGAAATCGTTTCGCAGCCGTTCAGGCGGTAGCAAGAGGGCCAAGGCGCTAAGCAAAGTGGCATTCGGTAGGGTTAAGCGTTTCATTAACCTGACTGGCACACCATCCCCAAACGGCCTCAAAGACTTGTGGGGCCAGAACTGGTTTATCGACGCTGGTGAGCGCCTCGGTTCTTCATACACAGCATTCACCGACCGATGGTTTAACTCAGTACAGAAAGGCAAATCCGCGATGGCGCGTGAGTATCATGCGCGCCCGGGTGCGGATAATGAAATTCACCAGAAGATGAAGGACATTAGTCTCACGATTGACGCCGCCGAGTGGTTTGGTTGCGAAGCGCCTGTTATCGTGCCGGTTGAAATCGACCTGCCTAAGAAAGCGCGTCAGGCGTACGTAGATATGGAAGAGAAGTTATTTGCGGAACTGGAGAGCGGAGAAGTTGAAGCGGCTAACGCGGCGGCGAAGACGTCGAAGTGCTTGCAGATTGCATCCGGTGCCGTGTATGTATCAGGGCCAGACGGCGAAGCAACGAAAGACTGGGAGAAAGTGCACGACACTAAACTTGATGCGCTGGAGTCCATTGTTGAGGAGTTACAGGGTGCACCGTTACTGGTGGCCTATCAGTTCAAGCATGAACTGGAGCGCATTCTTAAGCGATTCCCGCAGGCGCAGGCGTTTGCAAAAGGCGCTAATGGTAATAAGCAGATGGAAGCGTGGAACCGTGGCGAAATAGAAATCTTATGCGTACACCCCGCGTCAGCAGGGCATGGTTTGAATTTACAGGACGGCGGGCATCATCTGGCGTTTATTTCTCAAGGGTGGAACCTTGAGCACTATTTGCAGGTTGTAGAGCGCATAGGCCCAGTCCGACAGAAACAGGCAGGCCACGAGCGCCCGGTGTTCCTGTATCACATCGTTGCTAAAGACACGCTTGACGAGGTTGTTGCCGCACGTACGGACGAGAAGAAATCGGTACAGGAAGAATTGCTTAACTATATGAAGAGACGAGGTAAGAAATGAACAATGAATTTGATATTGACGCTTGCAACGAATTGATAAAATCTGCCCTTAATGCCCGCGAGCAACTTCTTGCTATGCAGCTAAAGCGAGAGATAAAACGTATCAAGGAACTCGAAGAAGAGGTTATACGCCTGCGGCAGCAAAGAGATGCCGCTAATGCGCAATTGGCGTTTGTACTGGAGAAGTTATCAGAAGAGTAGAGAAAAGGCCCCGAAAGGGGCCTTAGTTTTATTATTTAAAAGGAGGATACACAGTCCAGAACGCCATTTAGCATATGTACAAACTGGAATAGTTGCGTTCGAGTAGTAGTTTTACTTGTACCGTCCGCAAAACGGAACCTTACACCATCACTACCAACCAGGTTACCTATCGTAATACCTGACGGTACGCGTAGTGTTACTGTAGCCCCTACCGGAACATTATATATACCATTTATCTGCGTAGTCCCCGATACGTTTATAATCATGGCATCCGATATCCATAGTGGCGTCATTGTGTTCGCGGCGGTGATATTTTGTTCTGTAAACACCGACCCTGACCCTGCGCTATCCGCGGTGTTGTTCTTAAAGTACCCTGTTGATATAGCGGTGATACTCTGACCGGTACTGGCTCCATTAACCTGGTTGCCCATTACGCGGGCACTTGCAGTGCAACGTATGCCGTAACCGGCGGACATAGTAACTTTGTTATTGATAACGTCAGTGTCGTAGCTTGCACTACCAGATACGCTTATACCCGTACCACTTGCAGCAGTCGACGAATCAATAACGTTACCCTGTATAAGTGAATTTTGAAGCCCTACTGCGGATATACCCGCAACAGAAGCATAAATAGAATTACCTGTAACCCTAAGGTACTTATGTGCACCTGATGATGCGGAGTCTTCCAATAACACCCCCTGTGTACCTGTCAGGCTGCAATCTATACTATTGTTAATTATAGCAACACGCGTAGAGGTTCTAGCTCTCACCCCGGCTCTGGAGCATCCACTTATACGGTTGCTGTCAACAATAGAGTCAGTCCCATCAAGGATAATCCCATTAGAGCCACTGGTAGAAATAACGTTGTTAGCTATGATAAAACCCGTTACCGACCCGAAACCAATGCCAGCGGGCGACAATGTGCCAAAGTTATTAGTGTTTACACAAACGTTGTCTATGATATTCCCACTTATAACATGCGACCTGACATTTTGACCGTATATCCCCGACCCATGAGTATACGGCGTCGATGGAGTTGCTGAGTTATAAAAGGTCCCATACACATCCTTGATTGTGTTGTTGCTTATCACCACATTATACAAGGACGCACTAGACCGGTAACTTATAATTCCGTAGGAACTGCACCCTTTTATATCGTTCTCGGTGACGGTTATGTTAAAGGAGTCGGTATCACCAGAAACATTCTGAAGCATAACCCCATGCCCTACATTTCGGCAGGTATTACCCTTAACCAGCACATCATGCGCAAAGTCTACAAAAATAGCATTAGGACTCGCTACTGTAGATGAGGTCTGCGCCGTACTGGCATCGTAGCTTCCGTCGGTAGAGTAGTAACCATTAACAACCTTCACATCTGAAGATTCTGCCGTAACCAGTACAGAAGTTCCGATACTTGACGTGTAACTTTTAATACCATCAATTACCACTCTGGTACTGTTACTGATAAGAACATTACAAGACAAGGTGCTAGACCCAGGGTTGCTAGCCAAACTACGAGAAACTTGAATCCCTTTAATGGTTACATTATCTACACCATGTACCTTTAAAACCGCGTCTGTTTGGTTGGTGGATGTAATTTTACCCGGGCCGAAAATGTACGTATCTGATAGTACTATAAGCGGGTTTTGTACGGTATAAACACCATCTGGTACGTATATATAGCCTTTATTGTTCAGAGCACTTTGGATATATGCCGTCTGGTCCCCGGAAGCCCCAGCGGTGGCCCCGAAGTCAGTGATACTAATAGCCTCCTGGAATTTTTCGTGAGCCGTCCTTCCCACCGCACCATCTGCCACTATCTTGACACCTATTAAGTTGTCCCCCAGTAGTGCGTCTGATGTGCTGGCCAGGTCCTCACGCAAATCAGGGTCTGTCTGAGGCCCCCAGTCCGCATTACCGACAGGGTTAAACCCCGCCGGAACTATCACCGGCAGCGAGCCAGTGTACGAGTACCACGTTTTACTTACGGGGTCGTAAACAACTTTGTCGCGGTCGTTAACTGTTAGCGTCCCGCCGGTAGAGAAATCCCACGATACAGGAGAAAAGCCGGAGTCACGCAACACGGCGGGAAGTGTCTTCTGAGTCTGCCCGGTAACCTGGTTGGTGGCGTAATCAATATCCGCGCCACTGGCAACACCACCGGACTTGCCCGTGATAACCTCGGCTTCGAAAATCTGGTGTTTCTTGGCGGTTTGTAAATCCGCCAGACTTAAAACGTCACCGCATCCGCTTGACATATAGAGTCCTCTTTAACTAAAACCGTTGCTGAATCCGTCGGAGAAACCGCTGCCGTATGGCGCGACGCCGTCGTATTTATAGAAATCTGCTTCGTAGTTAATACCGGTAATCTTAACTGTTCTGTCATCTCCCGGGTCAACTGTAGAAACAAGAATCATCTGGGCATTATGCCTTGCTTCGTTGCCGAATGAAAACTCAGTTTTTAGTGCACTATTCCCTGTGTAAATTGCCTCCTGCGGCGCGGATAACATAATCACTTCACGGTCGTGGCTTCCAGGCACAACGGCAACACTTTGAACTCCGCCGTCTCGCTTCTTAAGGATGAGTGAATGGTCGTCTCCTGGTGTGAACTTAACCGGTTGTGATAACGTCAGAGTAAGGCCATTAACGGCGATTACATAGCCGTCTTGAGGGGCCATGCGCGGACCTTTTACCACACTTACCGCACGCCCAGGCATTGCAAAAATCCCTTCTTCTGTCGCCGTGAATGATACTGTTACCTTCTTCAACAGGTTTTTCTGGTAACGGCGGTATGCGGCCCAGTACGCCTGTCGATAATTGCGGATACCTTTAGAGTCGTACGTTTCAGTATTAACCCCGCCTTCGGCTGGAATACTAATAGTCTCTTTGACGTTAGTATCTGGGTCGATGTATGAAAACTTGAGACTATCGTATACCTGGGCGTCGTTAAACGTGCGCGTCCACTTCTCCGTAGCGGTAGTTTTGCTGCGGTGGGTGAATACCATCTCGGGGCCAATCCGCGGGCGTTCAAAGTCCAGAAGAATATCCGCGCCTCTACGATATGGAGTGCAGAAAATTGCTTCCGCTATCGTAGTTACTATGTCCTGCATCGTAGTTTTATAGTCATCAAACGTGTAGCAAAACTCCCCCGCAGATGCGCTACCGAAATAACTCTCAATTTCGCTCTGTACCGCTAACAGTTTATCCATATTTGCCGTTGTCAGATTCAAGTCCCCGACATCCTGGTCACGAGCAAGACGAATCAGCGACTGTACTGCTTGCGTGTTTGGCGTTCTTACGGAGTCAAAAACACCGTTACCGCGATACTTGTACACCATCTCAGTTACTACCATTCGTAGTTGTGGCTGTTTAACCTCTGCGGCCCTTGGTGTCTGTTTACGTGCGGAATGTACGGTTGTTCTGTTGCCGTAGTTAGGTGTAGTATCGCGTATTTGCCCGTACAGGTTTATGTACGAAACCTCGTCCACTACCGTACCCTCGAAAGCAAGGTCCAGGTTTGTTACCCTGCGCGCCCGTACACGAACATTAGACGCCGATGGCAGGTCAGCATAGATTGTCACGCCAGTATAATCCGAGGAGCGCCCGGAGATAGTGCCTTGCTTACTATATACAGGTCCGTAAGGCGTTCCTGTGTCGTCAAGTAACTGATACTGCAACTCGACGGTGACAGAGGCCCTTAGTTTACTGCCATTGTCTTTATACATGCCATTGGCGGCGGCGATATTAGCAACGATGCGCTCTACTGGCAGACGGTTAAGCGTTGTCCAGTCGGTTAATGATTTATCATATGTGTTTGAGGGTGAAATCCACGCCTCATTGCCCTGTGTCAGCCGGGTAAAACCAGACGGCAACTTCTGCCATTCGGTGAGCATACCCCCTACAGCGACCCTAACCTCGAAATCATCGACGTAAGTAACTGTATAATTGCCGCTTACGTTGGCAACATCTTTTACCAGAATGAGATTGAAAACGGCTACATCACCAACTGACAGAATTTCTGTAAACGCAGAATCCCCTGTTGCATCACGTACAATACCCGTCGCCCCTTGCAGCGATATCTCGCCGGTATCGCTTGGGTTTACTCTTATGCCATTTTGAGCTTTCAGTACCGCACCGTCTACTTCATTAGATGCGATGGTGATATACAACTTTTGGTCGATAGGTTCGCCGACAAGAAGTTGCGGAGAGCTTGTGTTATTGGGTGATGTGTACGGAGCGTACACAGCGACAGAGGTTCCGGTTATCTCCTGGACTTTGGTGTCACCGTCGGTGATGTTTTCCGCTCTAACGTCCAGATACCCGCGACCGGCATCATAGTAGCCGTACTCGATGATGCGGCCCGCGTTATCGAAAACCTTATAAGTGGTCATAAGGTTATTGGGTATCGTCTGCACGCGACCGCAGATGTCATAAGTTCGCTCGTATGGGCGGGCCTTGTTATTCCGGTCTGTCAGGCTGTTGTTCGGAGAGTCTGCTTGCTGGTTAGCGAGATTGTTAGACGCACCCTTTGTTGACGGTGTGAGTAATTTAGCCAGCGGTTTAAGGATTATGCTGAACACTTTCATCACACCCTTGATAGCACCGCCGCCAGCGCCCTCGAGGATGTGGAAAACGGCATCCTGTTTTAACGCGTCGAAATTTTCTGTTACGTCGTTATCCTCTCCTATCTCTTCGAGGAAAACGCGAAACGGCACACCATCAGGGATATGGTTTACGACGAAATTCAGCGGCGAGTCGTTATGCCGTTTTTGTGAGAACGTCCCGTCTTCGTTGCGGGTGTAGTGGATGACTATCGCCAAAATTCAATCTCCTGATATGTGTCGCGTAAATCGTCCAGGCGGTCAAGGCGCACTTGTCTGGACGCTAACTCGCAGTGGCTCACCATTCCATCATAATACACGCCCGCATGCCACACTACACGCCCCCTGTGATAAGTGCCAAGCAACACCGCATCATAATTCTGCGGACTGGCGGCGCGTTCCAGACCTTTCGGGTTGGAGTGCCCTGCATCAAACGCCGAGGGTATCGCAGTTGGTGATGTTACATCGAAAGATGGTGTTTATAGGCCAACATCACCGCGCACCCTGCGCACGTGATGCCAACAATTGTAGCGACGGAAGTCATAAGGGAGCCCCGTATAGTCAGTGATATTCATGACAAAAGTACCCCACGCAGCAGCGGAATTTCTTCCGGTGTCATCAGGATTCCGGTCTGCCGTTGGTTGAGCATAGGTGTTCCTGTCTCTGCGGTGAACACGCCTTTTTCTTGCGTCAACGTCTGCAACTCGTATACCACCGGGCCGTCGCACGGGTACGACAGGTCTGTGCTTACATAACGGCGGAATATGAATTTTGGTAACTCTGTATTGCTGTACGGGATGCGGTCCATCTCTTCATCGAGAATGTTAAGAACATCCGGCAGCGAGAACGAGGCTGTCTGGTCCATGTCATTATTGTTTGCTGCGTTCTTGGCGTCCATGGGCGTGGCCTCGAACGTAACAGTTTCGCCAGTTTCAAGAGTAGCGGTAAGGTCAGAAGTACCGCGCACAAGTAACCACCGCTTCGAGAGAAGCGGGTGTGTTATTTCGAGCGTAATGTAGTCCAGTTCGCCGTCTGGGTTAGATGCCAGTTTACGGCGATAGGCGGCTTCTACTGATTCCTGACTCATTGCATTGGGTCCCAAATTCGTGGAAACGTTGATTGCGCGGCTCCGTATGCCTTAAGGAAACCGCCTAAGCAATCCCCATAGCAGCCGAACAAATCCGGTAGATTCTTCGTAAGACATGTGTCTTCCTGAATCGCTGTGCGTTCTGCTGTTGCTGTGAACGTAATCACCCAGTTCTTGCCATCGTCGGTGCTGTCGCTAATAGTTGATGTGATGAGTACCTGGTGGTCCTCGATGCCCATACCCGTATCGTGTGGCATGATGAAAGACGATGCGCCGCCGTCGATGTTGTTCAGGAAGCTATAGAAAGCCTGACGCCCGAGAGAAGACACGACGAGCGTAACGCTAATCGGCACCGGTTCAAAGTACGTGTCTCGCCCCTGACGGGGTAGGCCACCCTGAACCTCGGTGCGCCAGATATTACTCCCCCTTGTCTGAGAGTAGCCCTTCGACACTATAGGGCGAAGGGACATAGGGAATCTCAAATCGCTCATTAATTAGTACCCCGGCTGACCGCGAGTAGAGCGGCGAGCTTTAGAAATCGGTGAGTTGTTGTCCTGTAACTGCGACGCTACTGTTTCACTGATTATAATACGTAACCGCCCTTCGTCATCACGTTCTGTTACAGCGGAATCAACGCGTCCGGTGGTGTTGTTGACGATTGTCACGTTATCGCCGCCGGACGGGCCGCCGTTTTGCCCCATAATCTCTTTCATCTGCTGCGCTGTGCGGACACGCGATGCGCCCGCCGGCATGATAACTTCTGGTTTACCGCGTTCCGCTATAGTTGACATCTGGCCCGCTGATAACTGACCACCCTGCTCGCGTGCCGAGCGGATTTTGGCGATATTAGCCAGCCCCGCAGCAACGGCGGTAGCCGCGGCAACCGGTGCCAGGAAGGGGCCGACAACAGGGATAGCAGCCGTTGACTTATACGCCTCGATAGCCGATGTGTATGTTGCGATAGTGGCCTGGGCAATAGCGAACGCCTTGTATGCGGAGGACGCCTCGCCAAATGCCGTTTTAGCATTAGCTGCCATGTCACCGAAAGAACTACCTAAAGCATCGGCGCGCTTCGCGGCATACTGCTCATTGATAGCGTTAAGCGCCGCCTGATACTGTTCCTCGTTAATCAGCCCCTGTTCGCGGTATTTATCTGCGACCGCCAGCTTCTGCTGTTCCTGGATGTCGAGAAGCTCAAGCTCAGCGGCGTTCTGACCCATAATCTGAGCCATGAAGTCGTCGCCTTTCTGTTGCTTTTCCTGGGCTTCTTTCTGGCGTTTATCCAGTTCATCTTGTCGGTTTTGCCCGGCTTCGAGGACAATAGCCGTTTTTGCTTGCTCGTATTCTTTCAGAGACAACGCGCCCTGGCTGTAGAACTCTTTTGCTTTAGCCAGTTTCTGCTGTTCCTGCGCATCGATAGCTTTTAACTCGTCGTTATTCTGGCGGGCCAGAGTATCGAGATAATCTTGCGCCTGTTTACGCAATTGCTCCGCTTTCTTGGCGGCGGCTTTCGCGTCTTTGTCGTTGGTGTTTCCTGTTCCACCGGCCCCGCCAGTTCCCCCCTTTCCGTCAACAAGGCTGGCCAGGTCAATTTCTTGCTTCTTGCGCTCGTTGTACTGCTTGCGCTGTTCCTCAATTTCTTTCTTACGCTGCTTAGACCTGTTGGTAATGGCCTGGGATTCTGCTTCTGCACGTTTTATGCTGGCGTCGTATGCGGCGTCAGCCTCCGCGGTCAGGTTTTTAAATGTGAGCGCTGCCGTTTTGCTAGGGTCGAACACGTCGGCAAGGGTCTGTCCTAACGCTACGGCGTAATCGTCAATGCGCTGGAACCACGCAATAACCTCGTGGAATGTCTGCTGAATGTCGGGCAACCACTCTCTGATAGCGTCAGGGATAGCTCCCAGCGAGTCTGACATGTCCGCGGATTTGTCCTCGGTGTCGTATGCCAGGTCATTCAAGGCGTCAGAAATAAACTTGAACGACTCATTGAACAGCGTCGCCCAGTCCTGGAGTGTGGAGGCTATCTCATTAGACGCGATGGCGTCGGTGAGTGCGGTGATAGCGTCTTCCGCTGTTGCTGCTTGTTCACCTACCGCGTCACCAAAACCAGACTGTGCTACGGCAAGAACAAGGCCGTCGAAGGAGTCGGCGAGGCTCGACAACTGACCATCTAAGGTCTTCGAACGCGTCTCCATCGCTCCGGCGAAATCAGTGTTGCCGATGTTTAGCAGGTATTTCTGAATCTCTTCGGAGTTCTTCTTAACCGTGGTCGTTACGCCACGGAACGTAAACGAAACTGTATCTGCCTGCTGTGACGATTTAATGCCAAACTCTTTTAAGCGCTCAAATTCAAATGTACTGGCGTCCGCCACGGCCTCAATCATCTGATTAAGGTCTTTACCCATCGCCGCGGCGGTGTTGCCGTAGGAAATTAATGCTTCTTTGCTGGGGTTTAGGCCGAGAGCTACAAGTTTTGTGAAACCCTCTACCGCCTGATTGAGACCGTACGGGGTTTCTTTTGCGAACTGTTGCAGGACGCTGAAAGCCTTAGCCGCGTTCTCAGCACTCCCGGTCATTGTGATGAGGCCGGAGTTCAGCTTATCGAAATTGCGCTGAGAGTCCACCAGCGCACTGAACACCTGCTTAGCGGTTTCCAGGCTGACAACGGCGGCAGCCGCAGCACCTGCGGCTTTAGTAAGCCCGTTCAGTTGTGATGTGACTTTATCGACGCCGGTTGCGGATACTCGTACTATCAAGCTAGCGATATCAGCCATGGTTTCTACCTTCAAAGATTGCTTCTAAGCCCATGATAATGTCTATCTCGAACAGGCTAAGCTGTTTTTGCGTAACATCGAGATAGGCTTTCAGGTCTTGCCACGTAACAGATTCTCTTGCGAACAATACTACAGCGTCCTCGCGCACGTGTCGCGTAAACTTAATGTCGCAATACGTCTCAAAGGTGGATATAAAAAGGGGCGGGCATTCTGGCCCACCCCGTCGCGCTGCACGTTTTTTCTTATCGATTACACCCATCGCGATAAGCGCCTGTTCGTGACCGTCAGCTATAGAATCAAACTCTCTGATTTTATGCTTATCCACAAACTCGTAGGTGGCGAACCTGTACAGCGCGTCTACTTTTCCTGTAATGCCTTGCGCTCAGCGTTATGGAACGCCGCCACCTGGGTTCCAAGCCCTTTGAACTGGTCTAGCAATTTGTTAAACGCTTCCTTAGAGAAAGGCTCGTCGTCAAAGCTCCAGCCGTTTACGACTTCTGCCGCAAGTTGCCGGTTGAGGTCTTCCGCCAGTTCGTTAACCGCCAGGTTATATTCAGTATAGTCACCAGATTCTTTG